GCTCCTTCTTCTATCAATATTGTATACTCATTTGTATCCCTTGGCTCTATCAGCCATTCGAATACCCATCTGCTCCCTCTATCTTTTAGAGCATGTCTGAACTCTGTCTGGTCTTCGCCCTTGTACAGCTCGAAGCAATTGCGATGGTTATGTTCCACTTTTGCGATGCTGAGTGAGGTCGATCCAATGTACTTGACGTAGTAGTGATCTTTATTTGCTGGATCTGTCATTCCTGCTTTGAGAGCATCTAGGTCTTTTACGATGTATACTCCTCTCATATCTTAATCACCTTGTCTGTGTCTCTGAGCATTAGATCAGATGCTAGTTTATCTAGCTGGTTCATGCTCATGCTTGTAGACTGTTCTTGTAGCTTGTGAGCCTTCTCTTTGTGATCGAACTGATCGATTAGCTTGATTATAGCTACCTTCTTAGCTCCTAGTGTCTTAGCAGCCCATACTGCCTGTGCGTGTGTCTCTAGCTTTTTCATGAGTAGTTATCGTCCTTATCCATTGCTTCGTAAATGTCTTCTGTAGTTGGCTCGTCAGCTACTATGCTGAAGAAGTCCTCGTCTGATATTTCGTTTTTGCGAGGCGGCATCAGGTAGAATATTACTATACCACCCATCGTTATCAATGCAAATAATCCTACCATGAACCCTTGAAGGTTCCCTCCGGCATCTAAGTGCCATTGCCATATTGCTTCTATCATATTATTCTAGGTTACCATCCCAGTTGAGATCGGACTGCTTGAGAATGTCTCTCTTGTAGTCGTTCTTTTTATCGCGATGCACTTTAGACTGTCCTGTCTTAGGTGTGCTCTTTCTTACCTTAACCTCTGGCTTCTTCTTACCGAACGCAAGCTCCCAGCCATCAGCATATGCTTTACCATTAGCTGATCTTGGCTGATCACCTTTGCCACCATGCCATTGCTTACCCATTGTCGTTCTCCGGCTCTATGATGATAGTAGTTATTCCTGTCTTCTGATCCTTGTCTCCTCCATCCATCAAACTGTCTATCATTCCTTCTGCACCTGTTCGTATACCAATATTGTATGCCATCACGTTTGATCCAATCATGCATGCTGCGAATATTATTAGTTCACCCATCATAGTCGGCCCACTCCTCTGATTCCTCTTTAGCTTGTTGTATGTCTCTCTTCTGCTTAGCAGTCAGCTTGAGACCATTGTCGATCATCTCTTCTGGACTACTTATGCCACAAAATAACATCTTATCGAGGTTGATTCTTATGTGCCTGTGAAATGGGAATGGCTTAGCCTTGAGTCCTCTTGCATATACTAGCTCAGGATCCAGCGCCCAGTCGAATACCATCTCGTCTGCACCAGTGTAGCCAAACTTCTTATACCACTTGTCTACTACTTTCCAGTTGATAGTGGTAGCCGTAAGAGCTCGCTTAACGAACTCCTGGCTCTGCTCATCTTGAGCAAATACATCTACCTCGCTCATGCATGAGCTCCTACTTCTGGTAGGTCATGCAATCTAGCATATGTCAGTATACCATCTTCCATAAGATCGAAGTCATCGTCGTTCTTCTTGGCAATCTCTACTGCATCTAAGAAAGCAAAGTAGTCGTTGATGTTCTTACCACCAATGTTCCACATTGTCCTAGCATAGTCATCACCTAGCTTCCTAGCGAAGTGCCAGTCATAGATAGTGAATACACCATACTCTCTCTCATCCCACTCAGCATCATTCTTCTGATACTCAATAGTCCACTCAGTAGTGGTCTTGTCTCCGATACCTTCGAAGTGAGGCTTACCGAACATCCTTACGATGTCGTTATAAGACATCTCTACATTAGCATGCTGCAGGGAAGTACCTGATGCAAACGTCGTGCAAGGGATGTATTGAATTGTTGATTTTTCCATAATAAACTCCTTAATCAAATTATACAACTATTATACAATAGTATTGATTTAAAGTCAACAGGGGTCAAACCTACATGATTAGCGGTGTGAATGTGTCCATTTACCTGATACGAGCTCTTGAATGAACTGATCGAACCCTTCTTTGCCTACCTTGAGTTCCTGTGTGTTCTTGCTCTGCTTGTTATACTCCATCACCTGATAGTAGGATCCGTAAGTATTCTTGATTTTGATACTTCTCACCCTGTCAGGGCTGTACCATGTACCTCTGGTTATGTTCTCCATAATAAACTCCTTAGAACGTGTTATATTAAGTCTGATGCCAGCTATTTGTTGAAGTAGTCGTTAAGACCTGATCGTACAAATATACTGAGTATTGCTACAACGCCTATGATAACCATTGGATAGCTGAATGCTACCGAACCTACAAATACTATGATGCCACACGTAATCACATCAGTAAGTATCTTACCTACGATGTCTGCGACTGTCTTCTTATCAGGAGTTATCTGTTTTGCTCTGTCTATCCATTTCATAATGTTTTCCCCATTCAGCTAGGTAGTAGCTGTCTATAATATCACTAGAAGGGTTCCATTGCTTATCTGTCTGCTGTAGTTCCTTCTTTACGTCCCAACCTGTGTCTTGTATGAACTTCTCGTTCAATAGTTCTTTCTTAGCATTACCTTTGCCAGTAGCAAACTTCTTTAACACTGTAGGTGGAACAGTTACAAAGGGTATTATACTACTTTTCATCTTATATTTCAACAGGCCAAAGTGTTCTCCTATCTGAAACACTCTACCAGTCGATGCAAATGAGTAGTCCTCTAGTACTACGAGATCCAAGTTCCACTCCTTGAGTAGATCGATAGACCATTTAGATATCTTATCCCACCTGTCTATATCATCATCCCACAGAGGCATAACGTGACCCGTTACTGTGAAGTCATCAGTCTCTAATGACATATGATACTTCTTCTGTGAAGTTAGGTAGTGAAACTCATAACCAAAGGCATCATGTAGACATATGCATGGTAATGTCATGCTGTAGTCTATGCCTGCTACTGTTAGATTAGTCGTAGTCGTCATTGAAATCGAAGTTTGCATCACTGAGGTCCATATCGTGATCTAATGGTTCACCACAGTAAGGACAGAACTTGACTTCTATTGTTTCTGTATCACCTATCGGTTCTACATTGAATTCACTGTTACAGCTATCACAAATTGTATGTGGCCATGGCTCTTTCATGATTGAAATTCCTTATTTGTTGTTTTAATGAATGTAGCTGCTACACGCAGATCTATACACTCGTTAAACTTATATAGTAATTCTTTGAGCTTAGATGAACTGTACAATTGATTAGTATTCACTCTCTCCATACAGTCTCCATTCTCAGTTGATACAGCAAGGAACGGTACATCGTATTGATTGACCTGAGATAAATGGACTAATGCTGCTATTGATATCGATCCAAGGTGATGTGTAACGCCAAGTGGGCAGTTGAGTATCATCACTCCTCCCTCTTGTGTGAGGTCATGTAGTTGTTTAAATGCTGGCAGTGTGTCGATTGAGTTCTCGAACACATCCTTAGCTAATATTGCCTGCTGTCCCATCGGTGGTGTTCTATTGTACTGCTTGAGTGTTGACCCTTTGTGCTTGAAGAATTCCTGAGCAGTCTCACATACTGTCATGCTCTCTCTTGCCTTAAGCATACCATTGAGTCTAGTATCCCAGCTGTTGTTTCCTAGCTCACATACCTTCTTACCTATCAGGTTCCTATCATATGCATGAAAGATCTGCTCTAAGAAGAATCTAGTGTACACTAGCACTCCCTTTGACCCACTCTGTGATATACTCTATCACATCATACTCATAGTATCCATAAGGCTCAGGGCAGTAAGTGTCCTGTGCTTCTCCTGGTAGATCAAACTTATACACCATCGGATGATGGAATGCTTCTGCTATTGACTTGATGCTCTTTGGATCCCCTCTGCCGAAGTGAACCTCATCTACTATACCTACCTCTTCTAACATCAGCAGCATATTGTTTACTACATCTAATACATGAGTGAAATCTCTTGTCTTGGATCCATCACCATATATCTCTAGCGATTCGTTAGAGTTTACCTTCTGACTGAATCTCTTACACACTGTACTGTAAGGACCATAGTCAGCTTCACGTGGACCATATACACTATAGAAGAACATCTTAGTGACCATCAGTCCATACTCGTTTGTGTATAGCTCTAGGATATCATTAGCAAAGCACTTACTGAGAGTGTATGCGTTGCTGCATGTCTCTTCTAAGTATTGTACTGAACTTGATTGTGCGAAGTAAACTGGACAGCTATGTTTGAGTCCTAGTTCACATACAGCTGTAGTTGATGTGACATTATTATCGATAGTCTCCTGTGGAAACTCTATCGCTCTTCTGACTCTTGGTGTGTTGCCTAGATGGAATATGTAATCGAACTTATGTGTTCTCTCTAGGTATTCTGCTTTGCTTTGGATGTCATCATAATAGTATTTGACTCTATCTCTATTCTCAACGTGATGAGGGTTCTTAGTTCTTAAGTCATCACACACTACTACATTACATTGTGGGTAGGTGTCTAGTAGTTTCTCTACAAGATGTCCTCCTATGAAACCACACCCTCCTGTTATTAGTATCTCAGCATTATCTTTCATCATTTTCTTCCTTATGGATCCTTTCATTAATGTCTGCGCATTTACTACAATAGTCAGCAGGGAATTCAAGAACTCCGTCCGCACATTGGACATGGTATGTCACCTTTTCTAATTTATCAAACTCTATTAAACATCTATCACATTTAGCCATAATGACCTCTTATACTACAAAGACATACCCTTGAACGTACCTTCGTCCACATCTTTCTTTACACCACCTACGATGTATGAGCTTATCTCTGTCTCTTGCGGTGCTACTTGAACTTCACCTCCTGCTATCCACTTCTGTGTCCATGGTAGAGGGTTACTAGCACTAACAGTATACGGACAGGTTAGTCCTACTGCTTTCATTCGTTTACATCCAATCCACTCAACATAGTTGCGTAACAACTCTGTGTTGAGACCTATCATGGATCCATCTTTGAACAAGAACTTGGCCCAAGCCTTCTCTTGTTCTATCACATCGACGAATATCTTGATGACATCGTCGGCACATTCTTTCTGGAGCTTAGCAAAGTCTTTATCATCTCTAGGTAGATGTTTGATCAGTTGCTGAGTACCTGCTAGGTGAGTATTCTCATCTCTAGCTATTAACTTTATTATCTTCGCGTTGCCTTCCATCTTCTTCAGCTCTGCAAATGCCCAACTACATGCAAATGACACATAGAATCGAATACCTTCAAGGGCGTTGACACTGTTAAGACATAACCAGATTAGTTTCTTATGATGATACTGGTCGTATGATGGATCACCTGCTTGTTGTACTTCATATGTATAGTTCATCAGGTTATCATAATGCTCTGTGATACTATCAGCACACTCTGTTATCTCTGGGATGTCCATTATTGTATCAAACACTTCACTAGGTTGGGTGTATATGTTTCTAATGATGTGTGTATATGAACGACTGTGTATAGTCTCAAAGAAAGACCAGGTCTCAATCCATGTCTCCAGCTCAGGGAGTGACACTAGCGGTAGAAATGCTAAGTTAGGAGCCCTCCCTTGAACTGAATCCAAAACGATTTGTCTCTTTAGATTTGATGTGAAGATATGTTGCTCTGACATAGTCAGGTCAGCAAAGTCCTTACTGTCTCTCAATATGTCTATCTCTTCTGGTCTCCAGAAGAAGCCTATCTGCTTCTCTGTTATCTTCTCTAACCAGGGATACCTGAGTTGGTCATAACGAGCGACAGATACGTTCCCATCAAAGAATGCATCTCTCTCAGTGTTATGTTTCTTGTTTGTTGTTAAAGTACGCACGACTCACATTCCTCATCATCTAGTGGATCATCCATCCCAACGTATGGGTGTGATGGTTCCTCTACTTCATCTGTTGCACCATCGTAGGTGTTGAAGTAGTATAATTGTTTACCACCGTATTTATAGAACGAAATAATGTCCTGTAATAGGGTGCTCATTGGTATTTTCTCTTCATCATAGAACCTTGGGTTGTATGATGTGTTAACTGATATGCCTTGGTCTACCCACTTCTGCAATACTGCACAGATCTTTAGGTATCCTTCTGGAGACTTCTGATCCCATAGGAGCTCATACTTGTTCTTAAGGTGATGTATCTCTGGTACTACTTGCTTGAGTACTCCATCTTTCGACTGCTTGATAGATACTAATGCTCTAGGTGGTTCAATACCATTAGTTGCATTAGATATCTGTGAAGAAGTCTCACTTGGCATCAGAGCCATGAGTGTAGAGTTTCTAATACCTGACTCTCTTAAGGACTTACCTAGTCCATCCCAGTCCATTGATGGCTTACGCTGTGTCAACTCATCTACATCTTTCTTATATGTGTGTACTGGACATTTACCTAAGCTATACTTAGTCTGATAGTTCTTCTTACATGCACCCTTCTCTTCTGCTAGCTTCTGTGATGCTTGGATCAGACTATACGACCAAGCCTCCGCCCACTCGTCTATCATATCCAAGTTAGGATCCGTGTATGTCATATCATGCTTGGCCATCCAGTATGCAAAGTTAATGATACCCACACCCAGAGGTCTCCTGTTCATAGTTGACTGCTCTGCAGCAATGATAGGATAGTCTTGATAGTCTAGTAGTTGATCCAATGCTCTAACGATCAGCTCAGCTGGTCTAGCAAAGTCTTCTGGAGTCTTAATCTTACCCCAATTGATAGCAGCAAGAGTACATAGAGATATCTCACCTGATGGATCATTTATATTGTTTAGTGGCTTAGTTGGTAGATTGATCTCACAACATAGATTTGATTGTCTTACTGGAGCCATATCTGCTTTGAATGAACCATGGTCGTTAGCATGGTCGACATTCATCAAATATATACGTCCAGTGTCCTTCCTTTCCTGGACAAAGGATGAGAATACTTCGATCGCAGGTACCTTTCTCTTCCTGATTGATGTCTTTCTTTCCGCTCTCTCGTAAAGTTCTCTGAATTGTTCGACGTCGGTGTAGAAGGTGTCACCAAATTCTGGGACATCCGAGGGAGAGAACAAGGTAATATCTTCACCTTTTAGTAGTCTCTCGTAGAATACTTTATTGAACTGTACACCATAATCCAAGTGTCGGATCCTGTTATCCTCAACTCCTTTATTGTTCTTTAATACAAGTAAGTCCTCAACTTCCATATGCCAGATAGGATAGTAGAGAGTTGCTGCACCACCCCTAACGCCACCCTGACTGCAAGAGCGTACAGCGCTCTGAAACAGTTTATAAAAAGGTATAACACCTGTATGGGTTGCGTGACCACCTCCAATACTCGATCCAAGAGCCCTAATACTTCCGGCTCCGATCCCAATTCCTGCTCTTTTCGATACATACTTTACTATTGCCCCAGTCGTTGCGTTGATACTATCTAAGCTATCGTCTGTCTCTATTAGTACACATGATGAGAACTGTCTCAATGGTGTACGCACTCCAGCCATGACTGGTGTAGGCAATGATATCTCACTCAAGCTAACGCTATTATAAAAATCTTTAATCCACTTCATTCTTTCATTCTGTGGATATGTGTTAAACAATGTAGCACCAATCAATAGCATTGCTATCTGTGGTGTCTCGAATATCTTTTTAGTGTACCTGTCTTGAGCTAGGTACTTACCTCTGAACTGCTCCATAGCTGCATAGGTGAATGACTCATCTCTGCTATGGTCTAACATAGAGTCCAATTGCTCGAACTCTTTCTCTGTGAACCATTCCAATAGGAGTGGCTCATACATCTTAGCATTGACATTGTGCTTAACAACATCAATCAACTTAGGTACTTCAAACTGTCCGTATGCTTCCTTGCGTAGGTGATATGTGATCAACCTACCAGCTACGAACTGATAGTTAGGTGTCTCTTCTGATATGAGATCAGCAGCAGACTTAATCATTGTTTCCTGTATCTCTTTAGTAGAGATGCCATCATAGAATGATATGCTACTGTTCAGCTCTACCTGAGAAGCTGATACACCTGTCGTACCCTCACAAGCATAGAATATGACTTTGTGAAGTTTCTCTAAATCTAATGGAAGTTTTGTTCCATCTCTTTTTACTACATTAATCTCCGACACTACCATTTTCCCTCAAAATTACTCTGTTTAACAAATGCTGTGCTTCTATGTCGTCTTTTGACTGACCATGGTATTCAACAGCTTGTGCTTCCTCAATCATCTTCTCGTTTATGTTTACGTAAGAATCATCATTATCAATATAGAGTAGCTCGCCTAGGATACGACCGAACTTGCCTGTCTTATCTTTACGAGTCTTGAGGATAGGTGTGCCTTTCTTAAGGCTAGCCTTCAAATATTCTTTGGCTAGTAAGCCAAACTTCTTTTCTTCTAAATCTCTTGTTCTGCTTTCTGGAGTATCTATACCAAACAATCGTACACGTTCTTTCTTTAACCACACACCAAATCCTAAATCGATGTCGACATCTACTGTGTCTCCATCTATCACCTTAACTATCTTAATCCTGTATTCGTACATTGCTTGCTCCGTTGTTCTTTTATTTATTTACTCCAGACACTCATGGCTAACTTAGCTTTGAGACCTGAATGTGTATTCCCATCAATGACCATTTTAATGTCAATCGGATCCATACCCGACATGACCATATCATTGATATCCTTTTCCTTTATATGAGCTGGCCAAACACATACACTATACCCGTTATCAATAGCAGAGTCAACAGCTGATTGTGTGAACTTACTACGTGGCTCATTGTCCAATACTACTACGATGTCCTCTGCAGTAATATGTTGCTGCATCAACTTGTAATGCATACTACCTACTGCTATAGAGTTAGGTATAAACATAGAGTCGAACTGCCCTTCTAACACATACACTCGCTTAGATTGATCTACAGTGTCGAGTCCATATAAGAAGCCAGACTCGTCATCATTCCAGTTCAACTTTAAATAACGTTGTTTATTGTTAGGATCGATAGAACGAGCAATAGCACCAAAGTACTTACCAGTCTTATCTTTTAGAGGCAGAACTATTCGTGGATCTTTACCGTTAAACTCTCCTTGGAACTTAGTTGGTAACCACTCCTTAGCCCACTTGTATCCATTCTCTACATAGTATATCTTGTAGTGTAGGTTGCTAGGAATTTTCCTCTCTTTTATATATCTCACAGCAGGGTGCATATGAGACAATTGACTGATCTTTTTTATCTTTTTGAATGGCTTCATGCCAATCCATTTCTTAGCAGGCGATGCACTAGTGAATGTGGCTACATTATTACTTGTAGTTACCTCACCTGATGCTTTTTCTTTGAGTATCTCCATGACATACTCACGATGTAGTCCTGGATCTTGCTCCTCTAAGAACTTAGAGAAGGTTCTGTTGACATGACAGTTGTGGCAATAGTAGAAGTACTCTTGCTTCTTCTGTATTATATAACCTCTGGCCTTAGTCTTATCTTTATGTGAGTCACCACAATAGGGACAGCGGAAGTTGATCGTACCATTCTTATTGGTAAATCTTTCGAATCTATTTGATAATAGTAATGTGTACTTACTGTCTATCCACGTCATGTAGCAGATTATACTACATCACACGTATGATGTCAACCATTGATTCCTGGCATGTGTACACCAGCTGATATTAATGCTGATACTACAGCAGCTCCACCCATAATCATCCACTTCCACTGATGTAGCTTTGATAGTTCAGCTCTGATTGATTCAGACTCACTATTCATATCATCTCTTAGATTACCTATGCGTTGATGGATCCCATCCATCTGAACGAAATGTCTGTCCATTAGTGCCTCGTTAGCATCTATGCGAGTCTCATGTACTGCCAATATTTGTTTGATGTCACTGGAGACATCAGCTAACTTGTCTATTGCTAGATCTAACTTGTCTATCACTCTATATACGTGATCTATGTCTTGTTGTGGACTATTTTGGTTTGGCACGGTTGGACTCCTCTAATTTTTTTATCCGTTTATCAATATCGTTATACCCATCAAACTCTTCTATACCACACTTGAAGTGAGCCATCTCCTCCAATGCGTCTATTCGATCTTTAAGTCCTGGATACTGATTAAACCACTTCTCTTCTTTCTTAGCTAAGTCTATGTCATACTTCTCAGTTACATAATCCATTAAGTCGTCGAGAGTGTTTTGAAACCAGACACCGAACCGCGTATCTTTGAACCAGTCATAGAATGACGAGCCAATGACGGACGATAAAATAGTCTTTAATAGGTACCAATACATGCAAGTATTTAGGTCAAATTACTTCTTAGTTTGTTTAGTAATTGCCTTAACATAGTTAGGCATTCCATGGTCTACTACACCATCAAAGAACTTGAATCTCTTCCATGAGTTGAGGATACCATACCATGCATCAGTCCATGTAGGTCCTGGTGCTAGCTCTCCATCTCTATTGAAGTATATCATGTCTCCGTGATGTCTGAAACCTAACCAAGCAGGAGGAATCCTGCATACGATGTCGTTGTTGTTCATGCATCTCGTGTGTGGGCATGAGATACTCTTAACAAAGATCGGACCACCTACTCTAGGAGATCCAAATGTGAAAAGTGCTTTAGGTGAGATTCTATGAGCTGATATTGTAGCCATAGCTGCACCTAATGAGTGACCTGTGTAGTATACGTCTCTGGGATTCTTTAGTTTGTCATTCTTTGCTAATACATCAACAACATCTAGCCATAAGTCATTGACTTCATTCTGGAAGCCACCGTGAACCTTACCACCTTTTGCTGCTGTGTTCTTAAACACCTTAAGGTCTGCTAGTACATCATTCAACACTGCTGGCTCTGTTCCTCTAAAAGCTATCCACAAGTCTGTCTTACCTGTGGCAACGAGCATCTCTGCTCCACCTTTAGACACTAGCTTAGCTTTGTATCCTAACTTAGTTGCTGCTCTTGGACCATTTGCTGAGTCCATATATGCAATAGCAGATAGCTTAGCTGCTATCTGACACTTATCCCAATCCATACTACTCTCCGTTAGTCTTTGGTTTGTATGCTCTTTTCTTAGTTGCAGGTTTCTTCTTAGCTACTGGCTTCTTAGCAGCCTTAGCATTAGTTCTAGCCTTTGAAGGACCTTTCTTTTTGTAGACTCTTTTTTTAGACTCGTCTACATTAGGTGTACTTTTGTCATCAGCAATATAACGACCTTTCTCGTCTCTTGCTCTAACAGTTTCCCATCCCATCCAGTCTGTAAGTTTTGTGAACCAACTCATTGTTTCTCTCCATTTGTTTCTATAGCTACGCCTACACCTTTCTGACCATCAGACATGGTAACGTTTCTATAATAAATTACTACTTCACCTAGCTGTTTGATATACCTTTTTAGTTCTTGCATATCTTCTGCCATTACTTTGTAGTCTCCTACAGTAGTGGCAACGAATACAACTTCTCCGTTGTTCTGTTCTTTCATGTCATCTATAAATCTATCTAGGTATGTGTAACCTACTGGCCAGTCTGGGTTCTGTCTCTGGTCTAGGTCACATGCCTTAGGTCTCTTCTCGACACCTTCTATCATTTTACATGGATTTGTGATCTTTGTTTCTGATACTACATACCACTTAGGAGCAGTAAGCTGTACTGCACGTGGTAGATCTGGTTGCATTATCTCTATCTCTATTGGCTTAGAGACTATTTCTATTTGCTTGCTACCTAGTAGCGAACAACCACTAGTCGTCAGTGCTAGGATTGCTAAGAGCGTTAAGTTTCTTAGTATCATCTTCTAGTCCCTCCATTACGGCTTCACTTGCTTTATTGAATCTCAGCTCAATCATTCCTGGCTTCTTCAATGCAAGATTATCTAAATTATGTCTAGCAAATATAGCTAAGTACTCAGCCTTTTCAGCTTCTATCTCTGCATTTACTCTACTCATATTCATCAGAGCCTTACCTTGCTTCTCGTACGACTCTCTCATAGCTGTCATTGCAGCCTTCTGTTCTGCTACTGCACCCTCTAGGGCTATATTGTTAGCAGCTAATGTTTGGTTCTCTTGGTATAGCCAATAGCCACCAAGACCCAACACCAATATAATTCCAATTAATAATTGTTGCATCAGTCCATCTCCTCAATCTTATAGTTAAGACCATCAGCACCAGAGAATGATATCTTACATCCATCTTCGTTAATGAATGTCAATAGTTTCTCTTTCTGTGTGATTATCTTAGGTACATTTTCAAATACCTGGTCATCAGCATCACCATAGATTGCATTGTATGATACTGTTACTTTGTGATATTGTATGAACCAGGACTTAACCCAGATCCACGCACACTTTGACCACTCCCAGAATGCTTTTAGATGTTTCATCTAAACATACTTGCAAACTTAGCATTCATAGCGTCTGCATCTATCTTATTCATCATCTTGTAGCTCTTCTTCTTTTTCTTGCTGACTTTGATGTCG